TCAAACTGAAGTAAACAATCTTTCCGAGACTCTTTCTGAAGATGGGCAATTTACTGAAGCAGAAAGAGAATTAGTTGCAGAAGCCTTAATAGAGTCTGCAGGTGAAGAAGCAGTTACCGTTGAGGCAATTGAAGAAGCAGGACTAACTTATGAAGATTTACCAGCAGAAACTCCTGTTGAGGTTCGCCAAGATGAAAATGGTAATGAAGTTATAATTACTGCAGAAGTAGCAGCGGCACTTACTGTACTAGAAAGTCCTGCTGAATTTATTGGTGCAATATTTGATGATCCAGGACAAGCATTAACAGCCGTACTAAATATTGGTGCTGACATGAGTACAGAAGAACGTAAAGAAGCAACAGAGATGGTTGTTGCAACAGTGGTTGCAACAGGTGCAGCAATTAACGCAGCAACAGGTGCAGCAACATCTGCTGCAGTTAGTGCAGCAAGAACTACAACAGGGGGAACAACACCAACAAGTGGTGGAGGTGCTGGCGGCCCTGCCGCTGGCAATGACAAACCAAAGAGAACGGATAGGAGACGTAAGCCGTGAAGATATTAAAAGATATGGTTGACCAACTTTGGACACTACTTGGCATGTTTATTGCCTGGGTAGTTTTAGACGGAAGTGCAAAAACCATAGTCGGATATGCAATTGTTGGAACTTTAATTGCATGGGCAGTTACGTATCCACTGCGTAATCGAGAAGATTAAGGGATTATTTGTTCTTGAGGTTGGGCACTTTGTAAGGAGATGTATGAATAAGAAAGCACTAGAAGCCGCAGCAGGTACGTACCTACGTGCAGCCGCAGCAGCAGTTGCCGCTTTGTATATGAGCGGTATTACAGACCCAAAGACTTTAGCAAATGCTTTTCTTGCAGGTCTTCTCGGCCCACTAGCCAAAGCATTAAATCCAAAGGATCCGTCCTATGGATTTGGCGCTAAGAAGTAACTTTAAGAAAGGTACATAAGTCGGATGACCAACAATATGATAATCACTATCTTTGCAACGGTTGGAATAATAACCGCAGCCCTATTAGGGCTCCGTCAATTAGTTGAACCTTATAAAGAAAAGGCAGATTTATTTATGAGTTGGTTTGAAGATTTTAAACGAGATTGGTCTGGAGAAGAGGAGTCTCCAGGCCGAGATCGTGTTCCAGGAGTTATGGAAAGATTAAATCGCCTAGACGGAGAACTTTCCAGTAATGGCGGAAGTTCAACAAAAGATGTAGTAAATAAAATGTATGACAACCAGGGAGTCCTAATGGAGGCCTTTGTTGAAATGGGAGAGCGTTTAATTAGTATTGAAGAACATCTATCAGTTAGCAAGTCTAAAGAACCTGTTTAAGAGATGATATACCTATGAGTATGCAGACCCCAAACGATCCAAACCCATTTGCTATAGCAGGTAGGTTTTTGGCTAGCAAGTACAAAGAGGGGGCACGTTCTCAACGTGACTCTGATCAAATGAACTTAACTCAAACAACTCTAGCAATGCATGCGGCTCAACATGAGGCAACAACAAGAAGCACCGCTCAACAAGCACGTCTTTCTGAAAGATCTGCAAAAGCAGGTCATGGAAGAACGATGCACTTTGCAGAGAGCGTGCAGGGCTTTGCACAACCAGGAACACAAGTATCTGTAAAGTATGGAGATGCGTCTGCAAGTTATACCTCTAAAATGTCAACTCCTACTGCTGTTTCAAAACCAGGAAGAGTTCCTGTTAAGAAAGTAAGAGGCGGAAAGAAAGTTCCGTAATGGCTGGTGCAATAGACAAAGGCCATCAGTCCTATAATGATTTTAACTCTGGTGCTGAATCAAAACAAGCGCCGCTATCTGCAATTGATAAAAAGATTTTAAACTTTGCTATGAAAGTTTCAAGGAATCCAGCAATAAAGACTCATGGTCAGATACTACGTAATTTTGGTATGTACCCACCTGAGTTCTGGACTCGTGCTCAGAACCTGTCAGATCACCCAGAGGTTGACCCACAATCTAAGGAACAACTGTCTAGGATATTTTCTGAACCATCACGTCCAGGACCAATGACTGGTGGAGCACCTATAGATGTTTATGGTAAACAGTTTTCTCATGGAGTGGAGTGGTAATGAATTGTGTTAATTGTGACAGACGAGCAATGTTTGAGTATAAAATTTCAAAAGTAGAATCTATTTTGTATTGTGGTAAATGTTTGCCTTCCTTTTTAAATGAACGTAAAAAAGCAGGGTTGTTAACTATTACCGAAGAGTACAAGGAAAATCAAACATCAGCACTTGCGGCTTTAAAACCTGCAACTACTGAATCCGTTGAAGCACCAAAAAAGAAGGCTGCATCTAAAAAGTCGGAAAAATAAATGAAGTTAATTCGTAAGTTTGCAGTGCAGGGCCATGCCATTCCAAAGTCTTCTCATGCTCCTAGGGGTCCATTTCCTCCAGAAGTTTTAGCGGGACCACAAATGGAGCAGGACCTTGAACATGCTGATTCTTTACATGTGGCATTAGATGATGTCAGGTTTTTTAAATGTAAAGATTGTGAACGTATTCTAGAAGAGTTAGAGTTAGAAGAGCATCAATGTGATGAGTGGGATGATTAAACCCTGACATTTTAACTATCTTCTTGGATACTTGCTTTTAAGGTCCCCTAAGCGCATGGGGAAAATAAACCTCTCTAGAGAAAGAAGAAAAAATGGCAGTAAATAACAACGGTAATCTTTTAGATACCGCAGGTGAAGTCGCTATTGACTTCGTATATGGAAACTTCCCTATTCAACCAAACGATGCTCGTCCAGATGCAGCAAGTGCAACTCTTTCAACAACAGTCACCACAAGAGTAGCGGGTCGTTTAGATCCAGCACTTGATAACCACATCAACGCTCTTTCAGGTTGGAATGGTTATCCACAATATACACCAAATACAGCAGGCGAAGATGTAGTCGGAGCAACTAACTACGTTCTTGTTCCTTCAGTAGTTGGACTTACAACAACACTTGCACAAGACGCAATGAAGGATGCTTCATTGACAGTTACAACAGCAGCAGGAGCATCTAACGTCGGTAAAACTATAACAGCAGCAGCCCGTACAGCAGGTTCAGCAGTTATCTCAATTACAGCAGCAAGCCACGGCTTTGCTGTCGGTAACAAGGTAACAGTTTCTGATGTCTCTGGTGGAGATGGCGTAAACGGTTCTTGGACAGTTCTTGCTGTTACAAACGCAAACGTATTCACAGTAACTGGAACAGCAACTACAGTACAGGCTCTAACAAGTCTTGCTGGCGTTGTTTCTGGTGTCGCTGCAACAATCAAGACTCAATCAATTGCCGCAGGTGCAAACAATATTGCACCAGCAGCAGCAGTTACAATTACTCCTTTCGCAGCAGCATCTTAATCGGAGTCTAAATAGACAAATGGCACGTATTGCAGGTGGAGGAGCGGCTCGTCGTAATAGACGGGCTGCTCTTCCTTCTGCTCAAGAATTATTAGGAGCGTTTTACGGTTTAGGCTCTAAACAAACCGCAGGAATTTCTAAGATAACAGGATCAGGCGCCAGTATGTTTGCTGGTCTACCAACCGCAAGTTCTGTTGGTGAATTTAGTGAGTTTATATCTTTAACTAAAGCAAATGACACAATGCGTTATTACACTGGCACAAAAAAAGTTGCAAACTTAGCGGGAGAAGCATTAGCCCCAAATCTTGATAGTGATGTTTATTATGTAGACAAAGATGGAAACTTTGTCGATAGGTCTGCGTATCGTCAGTCTTACGACGTTGATGAAGATACGGGTGAGTTGATTGTTCCTGGTGAAAAGGGACCTCAATTTGGCGAGTCCGATGCCCCTGCTCCCATAACAGTTGTTCCAACTAGTACCTCTGATCCAGCACGGCCACGTACCGTCGCCGCAGGCTATGACAATACCCGTGAGGTTATTACAGTTGTGTTTAGAGATGGAACCTTCTACAATTACTACGAATGTTCGGCAGGAGATTGGCAAAAGTTTAAGTCTGTAGTGTCTAAGGGCCAGTACATCTACACATTTCTAGATTACAAACCTCGTGGCGCTGCGGATGTTTCTAGTTTATCTGCAAATGCTAGAAAAACTTTCTACAAGTTTACTCGTGCTGCTCAATTAAACTACGGAGGACGTCCGCCTAAGAAAAGGAAGTAATGCCCAAGGTACATAAAGTTGGACCAAAACATTTCGTACAATTAACAAATTTTCCTTTTAAATGGGGTTTTAAGTTCTTTGTTCGTGGTTGGACTCAAGAGATTGAGCACCCATTTCGCACATCTACTCCCTTTATAGTACGCTTGCCACGATATAAAGCGTTAGTGTTTGGAAAGTGGACTGGTACAAAAAATGAAGAAGAAGCATTAACCATGGCACTAGGAAAGCGGGAAGTAACCTACGATGATTTTACGGAAAAAGCAGGATGGACACCAGCCCCAGACTCGGATCGAGAAGCGGGTGGCAACAATCCCTACTCCAGATTTGATCTCATGGATGGAGCAGTCGATGTATACGATTGGAAAACATATTACAATCTGGCAAAGACAACAGAGTGAAGCGGACCTTGATGAAATTCTTATGGGCGCCGAAGTTTTCCATGCAATTGCTAAAGAGTTAAAGCGTAGATCTAAGTCTGTGCTATGATTAACTGTCTTACTCTCTTACAGGTCAGGCGTTAACCCATCCTTAGTGATGGGTTTCGCTGTTTTATAAGGACATAATGGAATCTAAATACGACAAAGATAAATTTGAAGAGATCAGTCCTGAGTTTTATCAGGCTGAAGAAAAACCTGTAGAAGATCCTGTAGAAGATTTACTTGATGAGTTATCGCAAAAATTTGTAGATACATTAATAGATAAGATGATGGACTTTTTAAAGGTTCTTGTCGGACATGATTTACATGCTTATCAGAAACCTTTAGCCCGTCGTATTATGGAATCAGTAATTATTAACGACGGTGAAGAAGTAACTGCTCTTGCTTCACGTCAGTCTGGTAAGTCTGAAACCGTTGCTGACACTGTAGCCACACTAATGATTCTCTTGCCTCGTCTTGCTAAGTTATATCCTGATTTACTAGGTAAGTTTAAAGATGGAGTTTGGGTTGGGTTATTTGCGCCAACTGAATCTCAGGCTGAAACATTGTTTGGTCGTGCTGTAACTCGTTTAACCTCTGAAAGAGCCGTAGATATTATGGGCGATGTTGAGATTGACGATTCTGC